AGATGATGATGTATTGCGGAGGGGTTGACGGAGAAACTGCATCAGCAACCGCAAGCTATTTCTTTGAAACCAAAAATATTAGCACTCAGCCGAATATAGACCCCGAGTATGAAGAAGTCGGCATCATTCACATTACAGACACTTTAGGTGTAAATATTGTACGTGAAGGTGCAACCTCGTTTTTTAATATTTTCGGACAAAAAGGATTCGATAATTCGAGGTTTGACGTAGTGCGAAATGATGTTCTATTGAAAATGGTAGAAGAAATGAAGAAACAAAAGATTGATCGTGTATGCAATATGCGCATGGATGCGTCACCAGGAACTGATTATAATAGTATGATCATTGCCAACATTTATGGAACGGCGTTGCGTAAAAAAGGTGGGTCATCCAGTAGTGATTTTGGTAGTACTAGTACTATGTCAGAAATGAGCCAGGAACAGGAACAGGAACAGGAACAGGAACAGGAACAGGAACAAGATTCCGTTCCACCACCGCCACCATCTGATGTACCGAATGAAGAAAAAGAAGAAAAAAAGAAAGAAGAAGCCTCTGATAAACTACAGCCATCGCCTGCCAACTAACCGAGAAAAGTTTTACCGGTCAATCTGCAAAAAGGAGGCCATAACCGTCCGATTCTTTTCCGCGTATTGCATCGTCCGCAAATTCGACGCAAATTGTCGTTGCATCATTTGTTCCTGTTTCGCCCGTTCTTGCGCATCCATCATTTCCGAAGCACGCGCTTTATCCATGGGATCCAAAGAAACGCTCCCCCTGGCTCGAACAAATTGGTCGACAGATCCATATTGCGGCACCTTGGCAAAATCGGCCTCGCTCACTGCAAACACCGTTTGGTCTTTATGAACCTTTCGCAAATCGTCGTATTTCAATTTGCTAAAGGGATCGCTCGTCACATAGACCGATGCGTCGTGTTCACCCCCGTCATCATAAAAGTTGGCTCCACCAACACCGCCACCTGAAACCATTTCTTGCACACCCTTGTATTGCACAAGACCCGACGTCTTTTGCTTGATGGTTTCAAAAGCACGACCCATATTTTTCGCATTGACACCATCCATTTGATCAAATGCCGCCGCCTCTTCTTTAAACCATTGGTTTCGTGCGGGATCGGGCCGTGTAGCCATGTTTTTCTCAAAGAGATCATTAAAGGTATCGCGGAATCCGTCGGCACCCATTTTCTCGACGGCCTTGCCGATTTGTTCCGCGGTACGTTTGGTATCATGATGACTGGTACCCTTTACAACAGGATTATATTCCGTTGTTTCGGCACTCACCACCTGGTTTTGACGGTTCTGATTATCATAAAATTGGAGGACCACATCAAACGCCTTTTTATAGAAGAGAAAATAGTCGGGTGCCAAGCGAGATTTATCAGGGTGCAACATGAGAACTTGTTTTTTGGCACGCTTTAGGTCTTCCAATGAAATGGATCGACCAAGATTGAAGAGACCGAGCAATTCATCTAATGTATAGTTTTGAATGCTCAAATTATGGGTCGGCGGAGTACTCATCAAACAATAAATAAAATAATACTTTGTATTATATTGGATAGGGAAAAGGTTTTGTATTGTTTGTGTAAAAAGAATACAAAAATAAAGATGATATATGTTATATTGTATTGTATTGTATTATCCAAAGATGGAAACAACAACCAACCACCTCCCCACGATTGAAAATATCGAGAATCTGCCAAGATTCGCCGAAATCTTGCGCGAGAATCCGGGCGTTGTCATTATCAAATTCGGCGCGGAATGGTGTGGTCCTTGTAAAAAGATTGAGCATCAAGTCCATGCGTGGTTTGATCGCATGCCTGCGGCCATTCAAACGGTCACGGTGGATGTGGATGAGAGTTTCGAGGTCTATGGTTTCTTAAAAACCAAGAAAATGCTAAATGGTATTCCGGCCATCTTGTGCTATGACCGGGGGAATTTGAACTACGTGCCGAATGATACGGCCATTGGTGCAGATCCGAATCAGATTGATTTATTGTTTAACCGATGTTTATCGAAAGTTGCACAGCAACCGAGCCCCAAGAAGGCATAGCGTTGAGACCTTGTGTAAAAATACTCACAAATATATGTTCCCATGAAAAAACATGAAAACATAGCCCGACAATATTATCATACGATAACTATGTCATCCCTCGAAATCACCAAAGAAAATCAGAACACGCTAGTCGCAACAACCATCGCATTTTTCCTTTTCCCAGCCGCATTTTTGTTCTACAAAGACCACTATTTCCATTCTGCGTGCAATACCCTATCAGGGATAGCTTCCGTCCTCTATTGGACCCATCCGACAAACCCTCGTTTTCACATAGCCGACGTGTATATTTCGCGCATCAGTACCACATTATATGCATTAACAACTCTTTCGATAGCATATCAATTATCGATCGAACATGTGATTTCGACGGGTCTTTTAACAACAAAGACTGTTTATTTTTATATGAAATCACGAAACGCATACGATCTCCGGGACCCCAATTGGGTCATTTACACATTTGAACATTATAATCCGCACAAAGTGCGGATAGTGTTCAAAGGCAACGTTACCGATAAATCAATTAAGACGCACGCTTTGCGTGCGAACTTAAATGTTCATCGGTGTACCATTCCATCTTTCATGGAATGTGTTGTTTGTCAGTGATCTTTTGCTATGTTTCCAAAGAAACCTTGGAAACACAATCAATCTCATTACCTTTGTCGCCGGGTCAACTTACTTCCCAGTTTTTCCCGTTTTGTCTTGCGACGATGTCCTTGGCGTTTACCACCGCGCGATTCCTCCCGCCCAGGACCGCGTTCTTCTTGTCCGAACCCCAACCCAGCAAACGGTCGTGAAAAAGAAGAAACGTCCGATGGCGGTCTATCAAAAGGTAACATTTGTGACTCATCCTTACCCTGACCTCCCGACTCGCCAGCATCATCGTCATCATCGTCATCATCACCACTATCGGCCAACGTGACATAGGCCAAGATAAACGTAGTAATACCAATCATACTATAGGCAACAAACGGTACACCATCGTATCCACTATAGACAATGTGATCATACAGAGGATAATTCATAGCACGCTGGAAATAATCTTGGGTTTTGGACACCCACCCTGCAATATTATCTTGAATCGTCATATCTAGCTAAATCCACCTACTACTCTATGTTTAGATTTACTTGCGAACAATTTGTTATATACACTCTTGAAGATTTTACACCTTTGGACATTTAAAACGCCGATTTTTATAGGTATTCTTTCGGTTTTCGCTTTCGTGTTTTATTACAACTTGTATATTTCACATCACGATTTTTATAAGCACCATTTATTATATTATACATGTACTCTTTTGGTATATGCGTAATTACCTTCTGTATATTTCTTTTCAAATCTGTATAGGTTATTCCTTCTTCTTTTTGTAATCTTGATTTCAACATACTAAAGAAATTCTCTATAGCGTTTGAAAAATGTTGATAAGGAACTGAATACAATAACTTATTATGCTTATCCACTAATTCTTTTATTTTTAGGTTTCTGTGGACTGGTGCATTATCTAATACAATTAATTTATTTTTGTATTTTTCTGTTATAAATTTATGTAAAAAATCTAATAACCTATCACTTGTTATTCCTGATTTTTCGTAGAGTTCATAACCTTCTACGCCGTTTACAGAAATAGCAAATATTCCTGTATATCTTTTGAATACTTCTTGGGATTGTGTTTTTATTACGCATCTCTTCCCTATGGTATTATAACAATGATGTCTTTTTTGTAAAGAGTTAATACTACTTTCATCAATACAAATAATATCTTCTATTTTATGTTTCCTAACTTCCTCATAAAATTCCTTTAATTTTTCATTAATAACAATATCCTTTCCGTATCGTTTATTGGGTTCGTGTCTTATTCTTGTAATTTTCAAAGTAATATTATTGTCTCTAACAACTCTACCAAGATGCCTTCTTGTAATATTCAAATTAGGAAAAGACAATTTTAGTTTTACTTGCAAATCTTCCATAGTAATGGTTTTATTTTTCTTTATTTCATTCAATAAAAACTTGACATGTTCTTTATGAACTTTATATGCTTTTGGTTTTCTGTTGTATCGTTCCACATTTCCAGTTTCTTGATACTTGTCAACCCAACGCATTAAACTTCTTGGCTTGCAATTAAATATTTTACATACCTCTTCCTGTGATTTATCCTCAATCAAATAATATTCAACTGCAGTCAATTTATAATCTTCACTTTTATGGTTAGTCATATACAATATATAATTATAATTACAGAATTATAATTGTAGTATAAAAATATTGTTATTGTAATATATATGATATATTTAATTTTGTATGTTTTCTTATATTGTAGTGCGGATGATATTTTGAATAAATTATACTTATCCAATTATTCTACAACATTAAATAACGAACTAATCCAAAACAATAGTAATTTTTATTACTCTATAACAAATATAAATTTATTTACGCTATCTATTTATTCTATTTATCTTATCAACAAAGTTCTGTTTTATAAATCAATAAATATCACTTCAACCGCATTGTCGTTGGTTTATATGAAATATATATTAAATTCTATTTTGAATGTCAATATGACTTTATATCAACACGAGTTTAGTAGAATTGTTATGTGGTTATTTGCAACGCCATTAATGCTTAAAATGTATTGCGATATTAATAATATTAAATTGCGAGATATAAATATTCAATGTCATATCCTTCCTGTAGCAATCAACATATTTATTTATCCGTATAGGAATACAACAATTTATTTTTATTTTACAGGTTGTTCGTGGGCATCACTACTATTTTTTATGAAAACTTTTTATGAAAAACGTAATCTAATGTTTACGAATATTTATTTGATTATATGGGGCATATTTATGTTGTTAACTATAATTGATATATTTCATTTGACCGACGTATATACTATCAATTTATATTATTCGTTTGCTGATATGATAAGCAAATTGACGACTTGTATAATGATAGATGAATGTATTGAGAAAGAAATAATACAATTGAATAATATAGATTTACAATCTGTTCAGTTTATATCTTACATGATAACACATATAAATAAATATAAAACGGAAATTATTGTTATAACGCCCAAATGCAGTGAGTTAGTAGATTCAACAAGAAAGGGGTTTTTATTAAAAATACCTGAAGATAAAACCATATTAGAACAAGAATTATTAAATAAAATACTGCCGTTTGGATTTGATAAAGAATTTATTGCAAGTGCAAGTGCAAGTGCAAGTGCAAGTGCAAGTGCAAGTGCAAGTGCAACCACAAAACAATTTAATATGATATGTATTCTTTTTACCGATATTGTTAATTATACAGAATTGGCACAAAAATATGACGATACAATTATTTTTCAATTACTTAATAATGTTTATATTTCCTTTGATAAAATTATAAAAAAATATTCACATTTACAAAAAATAGAAACGATTGGCGACGCCTATATGGTTGTGGGCGATATTTTTAGAAATACTATAAATCATAATGTTGTTATAAACGAAATACTATCATTTGCGATAGATATTATTAAAGACGTAAAAACAATAAAAACGCCTGATAATATTCCGTTATGCATTCGTGTTGGAATAAATATAGGAAGTGTTAGTATTGGAATATTAGGAAACGAATTACCAAGATTATGTGTGGTTGGAAATGCCGTAAATATGGCATCAAGATTACAATCAACTGCAGAAATAGATACAATACAAATTAGCAGTGATGTTTACGAACAATTGGAAAATATAGAAATTGATAAAAAATACGAATTTATAATAAAAGAAAATGTGTTTTTGAAGAACATGGGGTCTGTGACAACGTATAATATCTCCCCCCC